GTAATACTGAGTCTTTTCTTAAATATGCTTCAGAACCACTGGTAAATGCTGGAGATGAAGAGTCTATTGGAGAACCATATTCAAATTTGAATATATTATCACTAATTTGATATATATGAAATTGATAACCTACAAGAGCTCCGTCACTATCTTTGATATATATATCTGTCCAATATTTTGGTTTTACTACAATACCGAGACACCCTCCTCTTAAATAACTACCTGATGAACCGCTGTATTCCTCTAAAATTACATCGAAGTAATCTTCAAGAACGAAATAAGGAAACTCTGAAAATTTACCACTCATTTATTATACCTCTTCTGTGAATCTTATAGTACCACTACTTAATGCTGGAAATTGATCGTTTCCAAGTTTTACAGGTCTCAAAATATTATCACCAGTATATGACGATACAGTATAATATGGATAGTTATTATCAGTATTTAGTTCAAAAACTGGTTTACTTACATTTATATCTCTTATTATAAAGTTTTCTATACCCTTAACATTTGTCCACTCATTATCATCTGATGTTTCAGTTACATCTATGATATAATTTATAACATCCATAAAGTTTATTGTTGAATTAAAATCCATATTTGCGTTCCTAAAATAGTAAATCATTTTAGCCAATATATCTGCTGTTACATCAGCAAATGTGTAAAGACGTTTTATTCTAACGCCTAAATCAAAACTAAAGTATACCATATCCGGTTTAGAAAATGTTTCGTATGCTGACATTACTTTACGAGGTTCCAAATATGTTTTCAACGTATCTGCCCACGTTTCGGAAAATGTATCAGCTTCATCTATATTAGCACTTGTTCCCCAATCTGTTGTAAAAGTATCAGCAGATGTAGATACCGTATTTGTTCCCCAAACATTTGGTATTACCGATACATAAACTTTATTATACTCCTCTACACTACCAGATGGTGCTATATCCTGCTCACCCCAAGCCGTTGCTGCTATTATATCAGAACGTGATTCAAGATGTGATGTGTAATCAGAAGCGGTAACATTTCTATATTGAGCATGAAGTGCGGTCTTTGCGTTGTCTTTTATTGTAGAGATAACTTCTGGATCTGCTGCCCCTGTTGATGCTGCTGAATTAGCTAATGTTATTGTTGAATTATCAAGATATGTACTAAGAGTAGTATCCTGTATAAAATTGGTTGGAGGTGTCCATCCTGTAATGCTAGCTCCTATATTTCCATCAACACCTAAACTCTTTAAAGTTTTAACTCTAATAGCTGTATCATCATCTGGCACATCACGTGAGGAGTTAAACATAACTTTATTTCTTTTATATTTATCATATACAAACATATAAATCTCATCATTATCACTAAGAACAGTAACATCATCATAGAAATCGGAAACTCTTGTCCATTCATCATAATTAACACCATCAGTTTGTACAGAAACTTCTATAGTTGGATAATCATCATCAATATCATCATCATATGCGTAATTTGTTGGTAATATTAATTCATTATCGACCAAGTCTGAACCCGTATAGTCTAATGTAACCAATTCACCTTGTCTTACATGCAATCCAAAAGAAAATGATGAAGTTGGGTCTGTTTCAGCATGTTTTGCTGTTACTGTATATGGTATAGAATCTCCATCATCTGTTTGTTCGCCTGAGTCAATTTCTGTCCACGCAGGGACTTCTATACCACCTGTTGGGCAATCGGTTATAGTTGTAGTTAATGTTAATCTACCTGATCTATAACCTTTAGGTTCATAACCGATGAACCGTGATAATCTATTAACATTTTCATAAATGTCAGCGGTTTCTATATAAAGGTTCTTTGCTAGTTTATTAAGATAATAAGTATTTAACTCACCGATATAAGCTATCAATTCTATAAGTAATGTTATGTTGCTTCCTTCGTAGTTTAAATCTTGAAATGTTGTATTTGAAGATGCAGCAAGCTGAGTCTTTATGTTTTCTATAATAGTATTATAGTCTATATCAAGATAGTTAGGTGTAAGTTCTGGCATATAATAGCCCCCTTTATTTATTATTTTAATACGAAATCTATGGTTTCGACTTCGCTTGTTGTTTTTATAAGCACGTCCATTCTACATCGGTATTGTCCTAAATCATATTGAGGGTCTATATATACATTAAGTAATTCAACTCTATCTTCCCACAATTTTATACTATCCACTATACGTTCACCGATCATCTGTGCTGTTATTTCATCCATAGGTTCAAAAAGTAATCTATGAATGTCGGTAGCAAACTCTTGTAACATACGTCTGCTGCCTTGTAATGTATTAATAATATTCATAAGTGAATTTGTTATAGCTGAAAATTCAGTATCCTTGGTAATATCACCATCTGTTTGTTTCGTTAATTCCCCGTCAAAATCGGAATACATGTTAGTAGCCATTTTTATTCTCCTAAACTGTTAATAATATTTATTTTATTAGAGTAATTAATTTTTATTATTAGGGTTTTCTCTCATCTCCTGGAAGCGCGAAAACCTTGCACACATACACACACATGTCCCTCCACTTTTTTCTCCACCGATTAACTTGCTGTTGTTTCAGTTGTTTGATTAGATCCACCTAATAGCTGATTAGGTGGATCTGTTGTACCTGCTGGATCACCGTGATCGTGTGTGTGTGAATCATATACTGTTGCAGCTCGTGAATCCAATAAACCACGTTTAGTACCTGTACCCAATTCTATGTTATCAGAAGAGATGTATGCATTATCAGCCGTTACGGTCGCATCTCCTGTAACGGTAAAGGTGGTATTACCCGTTACTGTAACATTCCAGTTACCGGATATTGTTACAGCCTTATTACCACCTATAGTTACTGTTTCATTACTACCTATAGTTTCGGTTCTATTACCTGCAACGCTCTTTATATGATCTTTAATTATAGCCTCTGTTTTGTTACCATCTTTATCTAATTCAGCATATGTACCAACATTATGGTGTACATTTATTCTTTCTTGACCCGGTGTATTATCAATTTCGATTACATGTCCGCCATGTGTAGCTAGTACTATATTATATGGATATGTAGCGTTGTACGCAGGAGATGTAACCGTCTGTTTGGTGCCCCTTGCACATCTATGAAAATCCGATTCATTTAGTGTAGAAGGATATACTCCATCTGGATCGTTAAATCCAACAGATGTGTCTATTGCCTGTGTTGGTATGCCGGGTATAGTGGCAAAGTAACGGGGTTGAGTATAGTTTCCGTTTTCAAAAAATAAAAATACATGAGAACCCTTTAGTGGCACAGCCCATAAACCAAAGCCCGATATACTTCCTTCTATTAATGAACATGCTGGTTCTGCCCACGGTAATTCAGATGTTGGTATACCTTCAGTATCACTCTTTGTTTTTCTACTAGTGTGAAGTCCGAATATTCTTACTCTTACACGTCCCATTTTCAAATCATCCACATTCTCCTCAACCACACCACGGTATATTCCATTAAATTTACCCGTTCTTAATTTTATATCTTCAGGTTGATTTTTTAACATTTTACCTCCATAACTTCTTCTCTATATAAATATTCATCTTCTTTCCACCCAATAGACTAACCATGTCAATATCAGAATAAGCGTTTTTCAATAATACCATTCTTTGTCTATATATCATATTGCTACCACCACTAAACATATGTGTTATACTTTTTACTAAATATTTACCTTTTAGCAACTTGTTAAATTTTTGTACTCGCGCTGTAGATGGCCAATGTACCTCTATCTGCTGACCTGCATATCTATCCTCACGGCCCCTTACCACTAGATTTACTACTTGTTGTAAGTTATATCGCTTAGACCACCCATCATATGCTATATTCCCTAGTGTAGTTGTATCACTGTCTCCTGATAGTATATTTACTGTTTCTGTATCAGATATGTCACTGAATAACGATTTTCTTCCCATCAATACAGTATCAGTAATACCATCATTATAATCATATTCCTTTTCTATAAATGATTTTGTTTCCGAATCAAATCCTCTCCATATACCACCTCGTAAAAACTTAGTGCTACTTTTATCAAGACCTGATACCCACCATTCTAATATTTTGTTACTCTTATTTCTAATATCCTCAAATACATACTCTTCTGATTCTACATAATTTTCAGTATCAAGTAGATAATTTAGAGTATGTACGTTGGTTGCAAATCCTTCAGATGTATTATTATAACATAGATAACCACTCGTTCTAGACTTATCACCTTCTGCTCGTTTCATCAACCATCGTATGGTTTCCATTGGTGTCCAATATGGTATAGTAAAATTATTTAAAGAATTTATACTATTTTCCATATTTATATTATTTGAATCAAGTCCTATCATCTTGGTCAGTATTCTTTTTATTATAGTAGTTATTATTTTATCGTCTGAATAACTTCTACTATATCGCTTTAATGTATATAATTCAAAGGTTGGATCAACAAAATATAGCTCTATGAGATTCTCAGCAGTCGGATCCGTGGGATTGGTTTGCTGAATCTTACTAACTTTCCATATATCAAATGGAACCTGTCTATCATCTGTTTCTCCGTATGCAATTATTATTTGTTCATTACCTGTAAAGGGGCCATGTTCTATAAGTCCATACATATCGTGAAATATGAGTTTACCCGTCATAGAGTACGAAAAAATATCTTCTATAAAATAACAAGATATTATATCTTTAGAATTAAGTACTACGGGGCCTGATTCCAGTGAAAGTATAACCGAAAAGATCTCCGTAAATTCCTGTCTATTTGCTAGTGTCATTAACCTAAGTCCGCCAACCTTTCTATATCTCTAAATAATACGTAGAGATACTCTTCTCTAAGATATTTTATATTACTGCCTTCCTCCAACTCTTCAAATGGATTCATTACATCATTCATAAGTGCTACTATCCACCATAGATGTGGTGTCCCATATATTTCGTAGCTTGCATTATCCCACCATACATCAGCACCTACATCATAAGTATCATAATACGTTACATCTACAGAGACATCATCATTAAGAGTGAAGGTTCTCCATATATTCATAAATGGTGTCTTATCACCATCGCGTAAAATATTAAACAACTTGAGTTGACTAGTGTTAGTCAATTTTCGCTCTTTGAGTTCGTAAAAAGATTTTGTTTCTGTTGTTACGCCCATTGTAGTTTCTCCCAGACTTCATCTAGTTTTTCAATGTTTACGAGGATGCATTTGCCGTCAGTCCATACTTCTTTTTCACTACCTTTTGGAAAGATCATACTTCCACCCGCTTGGGATAGTTTAAAACCGTTACGATTGGGTTCCAAAACCCAATCTAAGAATTGAGAAAAACTGAGGTTACCTTTTTCCTTCAGCCATATATCCCTTGTAATCCAAC